TATCACCCGAAACACCATATTCAACATAACGCCAATAATAATCACCCATTATTTTAATTAAAAAATTAAATTCGCCTTGCGGAATTATTTGATGTGTAAATGAATTAATTAATTGACCGGACGCATTTCGACCCAATTGAATCAATTTTTGACCCAAAATAACTTGAATATCTGTTGAAATTTTATTTGCCGGTTCTAAATTCATAATTTATATTTCTTTACAATAACGATAAAAGTTAAAACCAAACGTCACCTTCAACCCCAATAATCGGTCATTTGACGATTCTTTTAATCTTGTTATTTGAATGGGTGATGTCATAATAAATTCAACACCATATGACGATTCAAAATAATACCACCAATCATAAAACCAAAACAACGTTTGATTTTCCATTGTGTCCCATAACCCCAAAATTGTAATGTCATTGGTGACATTATATGTGGACGGAATGTTATTGTAAACAACGAACGTCCAATTTGAATCACACGATATTGTGTTTGAATTCCATGATTTTGTTTGAATGGTTATTTGTGGTGTGTTCATAACCAATAACGGCAATGTCTTGTTGTGAATGTTGTCAACTTCTTGTGGATTTCCAAAATAAAATGAACCGGCGGTTGTATTGATCCAACTTGATTTCATTTGATTAACAATGTCTTGTGTGTCTTTTAATTGCGCCATAATTTATTTATCTTTTGTTGTTACGCCTTGCGTTTGCCTTTTGTCGTTGTTCGTCATGAATTGATTTCCTAACCGCATTTTCATATTCATTGTTTGCACTTTTCCAACTTAAATATGTAAACACTACATATAAATTTTGATTCCTTACCGAATCAATTGCATTGTTGGGGTGTTCTGTAAATAACCCCGTCTTTGCAACGTCATACAATGTATTTAACCAACCATATGGTTTCATGATTTCCCAATGATTGGTTGCATGTCTGTTTTCTGTTCGGTTGCCGTCTTTGAAAACGTTTGGATATGTTTCCGCCAAATGTTCATTTGTTTCTTCAAAAAAAAAACGAAATTCCAAACAATATCCATTGTCAAATTTCCAAACAATTTTGTTTTCTTTGCAACTAATTTTTCGTCATATTCTTCATTTTCTTCACGACATAAAATTGCCATTTGTTCCGCAATAACCGACATTTTTCCCGCATCATTTTGTTTAATAAACATTTCCAATTGTGCGGTTTCAATAAAATCACCAAACGTTGACGACTTCATTTTTAATTCCGGAAAATAATACATTTTGTCTTTATGTTTAAATCCATATTTCCCGTCCGTTTCTTTATACACTTTGTCCGCGTCATTGTTTAAAAACTTTGACATTAATGACAACGTGTTTGACATTTCAACAACGTGTGTTTTATTAATTATTTCTTCATTCAATCCGGTTAATTCTGAAAAAATTTTTCGATTTAATTTAATTGAATGCAATCGTTTTTCGTTTTCCAACATATCAATTTCGTGTTGATCACGTGGCGGTTCTTCCGGTTCTTTGAATTGATTTTTATTTATATGACCATAAATTTTTTTATAATCATTTAATGTGATTTCATTCCATTGTTCCGGAATGTTACATGTATGTTCGCCAATTTTTAAATTAATCATTTGTTTGTTTTTTTGTTATTGTTTGTTGTTTTAAAATTTCACCACGTTCACGCAAAAATTTTTGTTTGGTCAACATGTGTTCCAAATCATTAATGGTGTCGTGTATTAATGTAAATAATTCTTCGGTTTCGTCATTAATATAATCTTCATTTGATTTATCTTTAATTGCGGACGCAAAACCAATTCCCGCAAATAATAAATAATTTGGAAACATAAACACCCATTCCGATTCGTCAATTTTCATATTGTCCAATTCTTTGCCAATGTTATTATGCAACGTTTGTGCGTTTTTAATAACCGGTTTGAAATTGGAAAAACTTTGATAATGTTCGTTGTCCGTTATCCTATAAATAAAACCTTCAATTTCTTTTGTAAAGATTTCCAAAATCATTTTGTGTTCTTTATTTATTGTTTTGAATTCCATATTTTGCAAAACTAAAAAATTCTTTTATTAATGTATCGCAATTTTAAGTTAACCAAAATAAACGATTCTTTGTTTATTTAATTCAAAATAAAATCGCATAATTAACGCGTCGGCAATATCCGGTGAATGTCCCAATAATTGTTTAATTTTTTCTTTTGGTGTTATTTCCAATTTGTTGTCTTTGTCAACGTTGTGTTGTTTAACCATTTCAAATTCCATAATGATTTTATTTTTTAAATCATTGTTGTTCGTATTAATAAAAATTTCACCATTCATAACCATTTGCGCAAAACGATAATAACATTGTGTTTTTAAGTTTCGAAAATTTTCATTGTCCAACGCCTTTGAATTATTGACGAATGATTTACATTTTAGCATATCAACAAAACCACCACCAACACCGTCAGAATCTGCAACAATATGTGAACGTTGAACATTGTTTTCGTTTGCAATCTTTTTGACATAATCAACCAATTCGTCAATTGTGTTTTTGTCAAACGTTTTGATCATTTCACAACGCCAACCATTCCATAAACATATCACGGATTTGTCCCGTCCATATCGTGCAACGTCAACCGAAATATATTTTTGATTTGTTGGACGAACATGTTCATTTGTAAATAAATCATTTAATGCGTCAATGGAAAATAATTGTGAATCGTCGTCGCTATATTCCCAATCACCAAACAATAATCTTTTTTGATTTAATACGTCTAAACGTTTTAATTGTTCAATGTAATGTTTTGAAATGTTTGGATTGTCCGTCACTAAAGATTGAACAAACTTGTGATTTGTTGGCAATTCATTTTGTTTGTATGGTTTATAAAATTGCGAATAAATCCAACCTTTTGACGGATTGCACGTCAACAATGTCTTTGGAATTAAATTGTGTTTGTCTAAATTGAAACGCATTCTTGATTGAATTACGTTATATGCCATTGGTGTTATTTCTGTTGATTCGTCAATGAACGCACCGGTTATTTCCATTGAACCCAATGAATCAAAATTTGGATCACTCGGATAATGAAATAAATCTTTTAATAAAATTTCGGATTTGCTTTGGTGAATAGTAATCACCGATTTTGTTTCGTTATATGTAAAATCTACGTTTGCGGACAATCCTTGCATTGCGCAAACTTCAAATAATGATTTTAATGTGGTTTCTTTTAAATTCTTTAATCTTGATCGTGCAATGACATATCGTGTGTTGGGAAACTTCAAACATTGTTTTAAAACCCAATAACAACCCAATAAAGATTTTCCACCCCCCGCACCACCACCATATAAAACAACATTGGTTGTGTCGTCTTCTAAAAAATCAATTGCCGTCGTTTGTTTTATTGATAATTTCATTTTCCGCGTATGTTTTAGTTTCAATCCAATTAATCGGTTTTCCGTCCATTCCCGTTAATTCTTGACGTTCAACATAACCACGTGATTTCCCTTTTGTTTTTAGATAAAATAAAATACACGGAACGTTGCCGTCTTTTATTTGTTTCCACAATTCAGATTCGCAAATGTCAATTGCAATTTCTGTAATATCGTCAACCGCTTGTTTAAAATCGTCGTCCGAATTATAATAACGATAAAATGTTGAACGACTACATTTCCCAAAATGACATGCCAACGTTACATTTCCCATGTTTTGTTCCAAATGTTTTAACAACGTGTCCTTTGTTATTGATGTTCGTTTTTGTTCCTTTTTTTTAGATTGTCCCATTTTGTTTCATTTTAACCATATAATTGCCAAACATTTTTTGTTGCAATCATATAATGTTTTTCGTTGATAATATGAAATTCAAAGAATCGTTTTAATTCTGAATTAATCATTTTATCATAATATGTTTGTTTAACTTCTTTGACAATTTTGTGTTTTGCCATATTTACAAAAATATAAAATTATTTTATTTATTTTTCACACAATGAAGAAAATGTTTATTTGTCTTCTTTAATGTCCCACCCTTCATGATTATAACCACCCAATGACGCAATCGGAACATTAAGACATTCAACCATTGCAAATTCAAAAACCTTTGATTTGTTTTCATAACCCAAAACTTCACCCCAATTTTCACATAATTGTTCCCACATTTCAAATGTATCTTTTGACACTTTTAATGTTATGACTTTATCAAATTTTTCCGTTTTATTTAATTCGCTTTTGTCTTGATCTAAATAATCATTCAATGATTCATATTTTTTAAAATCACCTTTTGGTGCGTATTTATCAAATTCGTGTTTCATATTACAAATGTTATTAAATGAAGAATGGGACACAACCACGCGTCCCATTCACCGAAAAAACCATGCGCGATAAACAAACGGAAAACGCGCAATGGAATAATTGAAATGTAAAAATACGTTTGTTTTTTATTTTAAAAATGAAATATGGGGAATTATTTTTTTCCTTCTTTTATTTCCTTTTGTTGTCCTTTTGTTTCTTTCAACGTTTGTTGGACTTTACCCATTTTCGCAAACAATTGGTTTAATCTGTTTTGTCGTGTCATTTCTATTGACAACAAAGTTATTCCAATGTTATCCGAACCATGTTTTTTTTCAAATGTTTTAATCATGTTGTCACATGCGTCCAATTGTTCTTTTGATCTTGAAGACCATATTACATTCATTATGTGCAACATTTCTTCACATGCGTTCATTTTAATTTTTTCCATTTTTATTATTTTTTGGTTTATACTCTATTTTTTTATCTTGTTTTATAATTAACGTTTCGTCGTCCAAACTTGTTGAATGTTGAAATTTTGTGTCCATTAATAAATTGGCAACACGTTCCAATGTTTTTGAATCATAACGTTGTTCACCCATATCAATCATGTCCATTAATTCAAACACTTCTTTATTTTGATTTTGTATTATTTCGTTTCTTAACAACACAATCAATTTTGTTTTGTCGTGTTCGGAAGAAACTAACAACCATTGATGAAACGCAATTGGTTCTTTAATTAATAAAATTGATTCTTCTAAACAACCGGAACATTCAATTGTGTCTTTATATATTGGTTTTTTACAACAATGCGATATTATGTTTTTTCGATATTCCGGTTCAATTATTTCCATGTTTGTTTCTTCTTTATTAATTTGTTCGTCAACACAATGTGGACATTCGGTTTCATAATCCGTGTCATAATGATTGTGGTGTTTGTGACAATAATCCATTGACATAATTAAAAGAATATAGTTATTTTTTTGTCGTCAAAATCAATGTCCACACTTTGAATCATAAATTGGTCATTTGATTCATATGAATTTTTTGGAAAATGTTCCGATTCAATTTCAAAATCTTTAATGTCTTTTGTAATATCAAAATCAATTTCTTCGGTTTTATCACTTAAATGATCACCGACATAATATGCAACCGTCAATTCCAATTCACATTTTGTCCCATACGCGCCAATTGATTTAACACCCCATGATCGCATTTCAACATAAAATTGCCATTCAATTGCACAATATGATGTTATTTCTTCAATTTCTTTGTCATGCCATTTTGATTTGTTTTGGCGTAAAAACTTTTCGACCCCATATAAATTAATGTCTAAATTTGGGTTGTCGCTTGTGGTTGTTCTGAAATCTGTCGTGTTCATTTTAATATATTTTTAAAGTAATTTGTTATTTCCCATTTCCATTCAATTATTAAACGCCATATGCGTTGATATAATGGACGTTTGTAAATCTTTAATCCTTTTGTATGGATTTCGTCCATAACGTGTTCAATCAATTCGTCATGTCCATATTCTGTCATGTAATCGTCCCAATCCATTTTTGAATAAACTTGATAAACGGATTCCGTTGCATAATCCCATTCGTCACGAAATGTTTCCAAATCACGTGTGTCGGCAAACGATTCAAAATTTGACGTGTCAATAACCATTTCAATGTCGTCGTGAAAATCATTCCATAATGCAACAATAATGTTGTCGGAATCGTCATAATAAATCCACCAATTTTTGTGATCTTGAATTGTTATGTCTTCGCATTCAATTGTCCAACTTGTGTCCAAAATTGCATTATATGTTTCGTTTATTATTTCCATTGGTTTTTTTCGGTTTTAAATAAAGGCGGGAATTTCACCCGCCCGTTCTTATTTATTTAATTGCGTCAATTGACGTGTTCCAACTATTTATTTGTTTTAATGCAAAAACTTCATATTTATATGATGTGTTCCACCCGTCACCGCCTTGTTCCATTTGCGTTTCAATCATTCCCATTTCAAACAAAAATGCAACGTGGTTTTCCACAACTTCATTTGCAATTTCATATCCGAACATTCTTTTGTGTCTACGTTTGCATAAATTTTTGATTGCTCCAATCGTTGACGCGTCTTTGCTTAATACTTCAAGAATAAATTTGATTTCTTTGATTTGTTTGATTTGATCGTTGTTTAAATTTTTCATTTTTATTTGGTTTTTTCGGTTTGTGGCAATATCGCCGTTTCAATTATAATGTAAAAATAAAACTTTTTTTTATTATGGCAATGGCAAAATCAAACTTTTTTTCATTTATTTCGTGTTTTTTTCGTTTTATCTGATATAAAAAATCAAAAATCTTCGTTCAAATAACGTGTTATTTCTTCAATTGCATGGTCAAAACCTTTGCAAACCACCGCATAATAACCGCGATTGTTCAATTTTTCAATCCATTTTTTTTGTTCTTTGGTGGCATATGATTTTTTGTCCGCCTTCAATTCAATGAACATACCATTATGAATGTTTGTTGGGTGCATTAATTGAAGATCGGGAACGCCTTTGACATATCCGGACGCCTTCATTTTTTTTGCAACTGATAATGTTGTTCGCATTCCACCGGCACTTGCACAATATAACATTTCCGGAAAATTATATTTAATCCAATTGACAACCGCAATTTGAACTTTCAATTCATTTTGTGCCATTCAAAATAATTTCTTTTAAATTAACATTATCATTTTTCATTTGGTGCATTGATAATTTTATTATTTCCAAATCCAAATTAGTTTCACCGCCAATTCCTTGTGTTTGTGCAAATGCACGTCGCAACCGTCCCTTTCCGTTTTGTTTTTGTTCTTTTTCTTTTTCAATTTTTTTGACAATCACGGAAATCTTTTTTTGGTCTTTACACAATAAATTGAATTTTTGTAATTCTTTAAATACAAGACCACCAAAATTTGAAATTCTTAATGAACCGGATTCAACAAATTGTTCATATGGAATCAATAAATTTGTTTTAATGAATTTTATGTGTAATTCCTTTTTTTCTTTTTCGGTTAACTGTTTTGAAATTGGTTCTTGATCACGTTTTGGTTTTGATGATTGAACATAATTTGGTGTTGTTCGACCCCATTGATCGTTTCCGAATTTTCTATTCTTTGCCACTTCAATTTTTGCCCAATTCAAAAAATGTGTTTTTGTTTCACGTATGCTTTTAAATGAATCTTCTTTTAAAATTTGTTCGTCAATAAATTGTTTTAATAATTCATTTGTAAAATGTTGCGCCAATTTTAAATAACGCGAACAATGTTCCAACCAAACTTGTTCGTTTTTTAAATCCTTAACGTCAATACATAATGAACCGTTTTGAATATCGTTAATTTTCTTTTTATCTTTTAAATCTAAATCCAAAAAATCTTTTTTATATATTTTTTCTTTTTTAATTGGTTTATTATCTTTTTTATTATCTTGTTTATTATGCTTTAAAATTTCCGGTTGTCTGCTTTTAACTTTTTTTAATGTCTGCTTTTCAACCTTTTTAAATTCTGCTTTTAAAACACGTGTGCGTCCGTCAAAAGATATTTGTTTGACATAACCCAATTTTTTTAATTTAGATATTGACGTTGAAATGGTTGTGGTTGTGCAACTCAAAAATTCGGCAAAATAATCATTAGACGCAAAACAACCCCGTTCGTTGTCCAATGATTCAATTTCAACCAATAAAATTTTGTCCGTCCATGATAATTTTTTGTTTAAATAAATATCACGTGGAATCCATATCCCTAAAAATTGACGTTTTTCGTTTGTTTGTTTATTTTCCATTTTACAAAATTAAAAATTAAAACGGAACGTCGTCGCCGGTTTGAAATCCTTTATTAACATTTTGATTTCCATGTGATTGTTCTTTAGGAACAAACGTGTTCAATTGACAATAATGTGTCAAACCATTTTCGCTTTTATTCATTCGTGTTTTAATGTCTAAACTAATTTTGCCTTCTGAATTTGCTAATTGAATTAATTGATCGCAAAATTCGGAAACGTTTGGAATGTCAACTTTCATAATTGACCCACCGTTTTCAAATTCTTTTTCTCTAATAAAGATTCCGTTTATGTAAATTTTTTCACTCATGTTAATTTGTTGTTTTGATTAATAATTTCTTTTTTGTCTTCACACGAATATCGTGTTTCATAAATTTTATTTATCGTGTTTAATGATAAATTAAAATGTTCCGTTGCGTCTTTTATTGGACGGTTTAAATTTGTAATCCAATGCAAAATGTCGTCTTTTTCTTTTTCCGTCAATTCGCGATAAACCTTCCATTTTTTATTTTGTTTTCGACTTGCCATAAATTAATTCGTCCATTTGGGTCAACTTCATTTCCGTTAACCTTCCGATTGTTTTTAAATGTTCCAATCTAAATTTCGCCGGGTTTTCACAATATGTTTTTATTGTAGGTTGTGACAAATTTAATTCCGTTCCCAATTCACGTTTGGATAATCCGTGAAACCTTAATGTTTTAATAAAATTGTTTTCGTTCTTTGCCATATAATTTTTTTTTATAATTAATTAAAAACGCCTTGACGACACATTTGTTTGAATTGTTCACGACAATCACGATAAATTTGATTGTCCTTTAAATGCACCACCAATGCGTCCATTTCCTTTTTTCGCATTGTGTCCAATGAATTAACCAATCGTTCTTTGTCCGTGCAACTTTCGTTTGAATTCATAATTAATGATTCAACCAAACCCAAATAATTGTATGCACCCGTTTCCGAAACAATTGGATCTTCCATGTCGTCCAATAAATCGTCAATAAATTCTTCGCGTTCTTTATTTTTTGACATTCTTTTTTGCTTTTTTAGATTTCTTTTTTGCTTTAGGTTTTGAAATTAATTCTTTTGTTTCCAAATCTTTTTCAATTGCACCTTTTAAACTTTCAACTTTTTCTTTAAAATATGTCGATTCCATAACCGGATTAATATAATTCGCACCAAATAAATCCTTTAATAAAGTTTTTTCCATTTTAGATTTAATTTCACCTTTGTTGGACATAATTTTGCAACCCCTTATAAATCCGGCAACATAACCAATTGCAATTGAAATTGACCATAAAATAATTCCGATAATAATTAATATAATTTTCATAATGTTTTGATTTTAATTTTATTTAATTTGATTAATCTTTTTAATTCTTTAATGTCATAAACTAATGATAATTCCGAAATTAAAAATAATTCCGACAATCCAAAATAATTTGACCTTTGATCCGTTGGATAACATTTCCCATAAACAACAATTTCATTTTTAAAATCATGAATTCCACGCATGGACATTCGTGATAAAAAATTGACTATTATTGGCAAACGTTTATAATTATGTTTTTTTGGATAATCACCCAACCAATCACCACCCAACACAACGTCCGCCGTGTCTTCAACAACAACACGCGCATTGTGGCCAAATTTATTTGAAATGTATTTTGAACCACTAACAACAATATAATCGCCGTTTAAATATATTTCTTTATTAACCACCATTGTAATCTTTAAATGCTTGTTCAATGTTTCCACCAACGTTTGTTTTTGTTTGTTGTTGTGGTTTTGGTGTTGGTTTTTGTTCTTGTTTGAATTCGTCCGATTCAACTTCCGAATAAACACCCAACGAATAAAATTCCGTTATTTGCAACACCGCCCGTGCTTTTGCGCGTTTTTCTGCCATTTCCAAATAATATGTGGATTTGCAATTTTTTGGTTGTGCGGTTGCATATGTTTCAATTGTCACTTTAATATCTGAATGCACTTTGTCCGTTTTTATTGCGGTGCATTTGACCGCACAAAAATCACGTTCACAAACAACAACTTCATATTTTAATTCAATGTTGTCTTTTGACATTATTTTTTCAACGCCGGTTCGCGTTACAATTGGGATTTTTCGTCCACCCATTTGCAATGAAAAAATGTCTTCTTTGTCTAACTCGTAATTAATAAATAATTCTTTTAAACGTTCCCGTTTTGTGTCTAATTTTTTTTCCATATCGTTTGTTTTTTTGAAATGCTAAATTAATAATTTATTTTGATTTATTGAAATTATTTTTCATTTTCTTGATAAACATTCCCACCATATCGCGGTGTTGAATCGGCGTCAATCAAACCTTTTGATTTAACAACCAAACCCAAAACAATGTCACCACGTTGTGCGTTTTTAATGAATTTTTTCCACCTTGCATAATTACGATATGTGGTGTCAATACATGTGCGAAACGATTTTTCGCCGTCATTAAAAAAAAGATAATACATTGTTCCGCCAAATCTTGACGGACGTTCTTTTTTGTTTTTAAAAACCATTTTTTTATTCTGATCCATTTTCAATTGATATTGTGATTATGTCATTCCATTTGTCCAATGTGTGAATGCACGTTAATCCGGTTGATAATTTAATTGTGTCAACCACTTCAAATCGGTTGAACATATTGATAATAATTTTAAATAATTTTTTCATTTTTTTTTTTTAAAATGGGACGGGAATTCCACCCGTCCCGTTATTATTTATTTTTATAAATCCGTTACGAATTGCATTTTTAAATTATCCGTTATAAATTTTCTTCCTTCTTTTGATTTTGAAATTCTTGCCGGTTTGTCCATATCTTGAAATTTGAATTTGTTGAATGACATAACAAAATCATTTGATTTTTCAATTTGTGTTTTTCCGTCAACTTGAATAAATTTATCCATTGGTAATAAATCAACACGTTGGAATCCGCCACAATGAATTGATGATGTTGTTTCAATTTTATTAATTAATTTTAATCCGTCCTTACATACAAATTCATAATAAAAATTTAATGGACGTCCAAAATTTGTTTCCGGATCAACTTTTTCCGTGAATATGCGACCCCAATTTTCGCAATTTTTAATTTTACGCGCTAAAACGCTTGAACAATAGTATGAAAACATTTCTTTTAATTCTTTTGAATTTTTGAAATCGTTTTTTGAAATTTCAGTTACTAAACGTCGCGTTGTTCCGTTTACTGATTTTAATAATTTTTCGTTGTTCTGATTGATTTGATTTAATAAATTTTCCATTTTAATGTTGGTTTTTTTCGGTTTTGTTATGACTTCGTGTCTTAACTATGGTGTAAAAGTAAAACAAATTTTCATTCCATGCAACTATTTTTTAATAAAAATGCAAAAAAAATTGATTTATCTGATATAAAAAAGTTTTTTATTTAACGATATTGTGTTGAAATTGGCAAATTAAACCTTCATTTTCGTCCCAAATAAACCCTTCACACGATTGGTTTGCGCCTTTATATCCTTTTGTATTATGCCACGCGTCCGTTCCACTCAATGATCGCATATAACGAACAACAATCCCTTTATGTTCTTGCGTTGACATATATTTTATTTCTTTTTTATGGTGTAAATGTCCAATATGTATTTCACGAAATTGTGTTGACGCCCATAATTTTGGAACTTCGGTTGCAACTAACAACGGCAAATCCGCAACTTTTTCATTATTTCCGTGTGTGTAACTAATTAAACAATTTCCGAATTTATAATGTTTACGTGGTGTTGGATTATTATTGACATTAACGTTTTCATTGTTATGATACCAACAATCCAAAACGTCACCAACATAAAACGTCCGTTCCCAATCGTGATT